CAGAGTGGCTACAAAACAAAGTGAGTTCTTCTGCTGAATTTAGCCAACGTTTAGACCGCGCTGCGGATCAAATGAACAAAGCGAAGGCAATGTTGGAACAAAGCGGTTTAGTTCAGTCAACCGACGACACGGACGATATGCCGTTCTAAATTCAAATGAGAGGGTTGAAATATACCCTCTCTAATTTCAAAAACCACACAATCAAAACACAATAAAATGAAAACAAAAACAAGAAAAGCATTTGACATTAATAGAGTTCGTGAATTTTGCAGCTTAATTAATACTGGAAAAACACCTACGGAAGCGTTGCGTTTAATGAGTAGTTCTAACGGTTACATGACCCCGTTGAAAAACGCGGGTTTATACTGGACGGAAAAAGACGGAACGTTTAAAGCGGTTGAACGCATTCACACGGAACGTTACCAATTGTTTGAAATAGAAAAAATAAATTACAATAGAATAATGAAGGGAACACCTGTTGCCAAACAAAAGACATTGTTCTGCCAACCAAAACAAACAACCACCACCAACGCGCCAACAATGAAAGCGAAGAAAAGACAACTTACCTTCATTCAACGCGTGGTGAAATCTCTTTTTAACTTATGAATAAAGCAATCTATAAAACGCCCTTCGGTCGCCTTGTCAAGATAAACTTCAAGACAATGAAGAACTTTAAGACAGCGTTACGCATAAGTGATCCAACGGCGCGACTTTACGTTACGCATCCAGAACGAATGAGAATAAAAGACTTCAACAACATTTGCCTTCACACAGGACTATCTCGCGAAGAAGTATTCAGCACCTTTACACCTACAATTTTAATCAACGAAGAAAATGAATAACGAACAAATACGACAGGAGCTTATCGACATGATACCGTTTCGTTATATGGAACGCTTTGAAACGTTATGGTTGATGCTGACACCACGCTATGAAAGATTGACAACCGAACAAATTAAGATTCAACAGGAACTGGAGAACGAAAGAGAAGTGTTTTGGAGCGCGCTCGAAGATATTACTTGTTCCGTTTTGGGAATACCTTCGCAAGCACTTTATACACCAACGAGAAAGCGCGAGATAGTAACAGCAAGACAAGTAATTTTCTTTATTATCCGCCCTTGTTACCTTCAAAGTTTTGAATCAATTGGTAAGCACTACGGCAAGGATCACGCGACAGTAATGCACGGAGTGAAGCAAGTCAGCTGGCAGATTGAATGCGACAGGAACTACGCAGCCAACGTCGAAAGAATCTGTTACATCTTAAATGATATGGGTTATGCTAAACCAATGAAGTTTTATACTAAATTTGTCGAGCATTTAGAACATCAAAAAGAAATCAAACTTAAAAAACAACTAAAAAAATGAAATCAGAACTTATCTTTTGTCCAAACTGCGACGAGGAATTGTTACATTCCAGAGTAGCTGAAGTAGTCGAAGATCAACAACTTGAAGACTACGAAAACGGATATAAACTAATTGACAACGACGGAGAGATTGAACTTTGTTCAGATTGTCAAGAATGGGACGACGCTGACGATTACAAAGGGGAGGGTTGGGAATGATTTACAGAGACCATTTTCAAAACTATAAATCATACGCAATTCCAAAAGCGCAATTGATTATTGCAGATATTCCTTACAATTTAGGAAATAATGCTTACGCTTCTAACCCAGCATGGTATAAAGATGGAGATAATTCAAATGGTGAAAGTGAATTAGCGGGAAAAAGTTTTTTTGATACTGATGAAGATTTTAGACCAGCAGAATTTATGCACTTTTGCTCAACTATGTTAAAATCAGAACCAAAGAAACCAAAAGTTGAAGGTGAAAAAAGACAGAAAAGCGATTCTCCTTGTATGATTGTATTTTGTGCTTTTGATCAACAGATGTATCTTATTGAATTAGCGAAAAGATATGGATTAAATAATTATATCAATTTAGTATTTCGTAAGAATTTTAGTGCGCAAGTATTAAAAGCAAATATGAAAGTAGTTGGAAATTGTGAATATGCTTTAATCTTTTACCGTGATAGGTTGCCTAAATTTAGAAATAAAGGAAAAATGATTTTTAATTGTATGGATTGGCCTCGTGATAATGAAAGCGAAAAAATACACCCAACTCAAAAACCTGTTGAATTATTAAAAACTTTAATAGATATATTTACCGATGAAGGAGATGTTGTTATTGATCCTTGTGCTGGTAGTGGTTCAACTTTAATTGCTGCTGAACGTATGAATAGAAAAGCATATGGATTTGAAATAAAGAAAGAGTTTTCGATTAAGGCAAATAAATGGTTAAGTGAAGAAAAACAAATGAAAAAAGATATTCAAGAATTGGGATTTGCAAAAAGCAAAATAGAACTAAATTCACCAACTTTATTTTAATAAAATGATACCATTTCACAAATCCGTCAAGTGTTACCGATTATTCTACGGTTACAGCCAAGAATACCTTGCATATAAGTTAGGCATTGAACAAAGTAATTACTGTCTTCGCGAACAAGGCACGACCAACTTCAAAGATGCCGAAGTTGAAATACTAAAAGAACTTTTTAAAATAGAAATCAGAGAGGAGAAAATATAATGCTAATACTACAACTAAAAAGAAGAGTTGAGATACTCGAAGCGCAAATGAAGGAACAGGAACAAAAGATAAACGACATACTTATTCGCTTGTCCGTTCCAACCGCACCAACGCTAATCGCAAAAGAAAAGAAGTCGCCATTTAAGAAACCAACGGTTGTCGAAATCTTCGACTACGCTTGCGAGAAACTAAGCAACGACGACGCGCTGAAGTTCACCGAGAAATTCCACGCGCACTACGAAGCGAACGGTTGGAAGGTCGGACGCAATCAAATGAAAGACTGGAAGGCTGCCGTTCGTAAATGGGACTTATCTACCTTTGTAACTACAAACCAACAAAACACTAAAATCAAAAATGGAAAATTCGATTCAGACGCTGCGCAGCGCATCTTCAACGACGCTCAGCATTACACAAAGGGTTGATCGTGCAGAACGCGAAAGCGCGTTCGTTGCCGATTACGAACTACCTGCGTTCGTTAAACTTTGCTCAAAGGTGTGCGCCATGTACGGCATCGCGTTACCCGAAGCGCAACTACTCCAGATGTTGCATGAGTTCATAGGGAAACACTTTCGTTGGGTTACTTTCGAACATTTCAACTTAGCATTTGAATTGAACGCTGCGAATGAACTTGACAAGAAGTGTGAACACTACGGAGCGTTGAGCGTGGTTTTTATTGGTGACGTACTTACTCACTACAAACCACATCGCGACAAGGCGAACCTGCAAATTCAAAATGAAATCGCGGAAGCAAAAGAACAAGAATCAAAACAATTAAAAGAAAAAGAAATGGCTATTAATGACGACAGCTGGAGAAGGATGTTAGCGGAAGACTTGCATAATTATAAGAAAGGAAAATATACGGTGATTGAGATTCGTGCGGTGTCTTTGATGCGGTGGCTCGAAGAAAGCAAACAGATAAACGCTGACACCTTCACCGAAGAAGAATACAGGTTGTGCAAAGCAAACGCGAAGAAGAACATTTACTTCGAACAACAGCTCGTTCAATCAATGGTTGAGCGCATGAGCGACCGCAAAAGAATGTTGTTGAAGGAATCAATTCACTTCGAAGGAATGCGTGAGTTGTATAAATTATACTTGTCAAAGCAATGCTAAACATAACGAATGAAGATAACATGGAGCTCATGGCGAGATACCCTGATAATTACTTTGACCTTGCAATAGTTGACCCACCTTATGGGATAGGTGCTGATAAAGAAAATCCTACAATGAGTGCAGGAATAAGAAAAGACGGAACTAAAAGAAAAATGAAAAGTTGGAATAATCCAAAAGTAAAGGGATATTCAAAAAAAAATTGGGATAATGAAATTCCATTACAACAATATTGGAACGAGCTTTTTAGAGTTAGTAAAAATCAAATTATATGGGGTGGAAATTACTTTACTGAGTATTTGAAACCCAGCGGAGGTTGGATTGTTTGGGAAAAAGGAGTTCCTGAAGGAATGAGTTTATCACAAGCTGAATTAGCTTGGACTAATTGCTTAAATAGCGTAAAAATTGCAAAAATTTTATGGGCTGGATATAAAAAAGTAGATAACGAAAATAGATTTCATCCAACTCAAAAACCCGTTGCACTTTACAAATGGCTCTTATCAAACTACGCGAATGCAGGCGACAAGATACTCGACACTCATTTAGGTAGTGGCTCAATCGCGATAGCGTGCCATGATTACGGCTTTGATTTAACTGCATGTGAGTTAGATGCTGAATATTATCAGAAAGCTATGCAAAGAATTACTAATCATGTTGCTCAACAAAAACTATTTTAATGAAAAAGTACAAATTCATTCACCCTGTTACAGCGTCAAAATATATTATTCACTGTGAAGAATTATATTTGTCTGACGGTTATTGGGAATGTAGAACAAATGGATTAATACATCACCAATTTCCAATGTCTTATGCAATGATTAAATTGAATGACACCTTATAAACCAACATACCTGCCGCGTCAGATTGAAGCGTTGAACTACTTGAACACCGATAGTATCGTTGAGCAATTACTTTACGGTGGCGCGGCAGGTGGTGGCAAGACGAAGTTCGGTTGTATGTGGCAGATTCAACGACGTTTGAAGTACGCAGGGACACGTTCTCTGATTGGACGTAGCAAATTAGACACGCTGAAAAAGACGACCTTAAACACGTTCTTTGAAACGGCTGAGGAATTTGGATTGATAGCAAACAAACACTACACCTTCAACGGACAGTCCAACGTGATTAAGTTCTTCAACGGAAGCGAAATTGTTTTGAAAGACTTATTCGCATACCCTTCGGACGTTAACTTCAATTCACTTGGATCGTTAGAAATCACAGATTACTTTATTGACGAGTGTTCCGAAGTAACTGAAAAGGCGGTCAGCATCGTTCATTCTCGTTGTCGTTATAAACTAAACGAGTTCGGATTAATTCCCAAAGGTTTCTTGTCCTGCAATCCTGCGAAGGGGTGGTTGTACAACGAGTTTTACATGAAGAACAACCGCAACGAACTACCTTCACACCGCGCGTTTGTTCAAGCGTTACCACAAGACAATCCGTTCTTACCTGTTGCTTACATTGAATCTCTTAGACGACTTCCAGAATACGACCGCAAACGTCTGCTCGAAGGCAACTGGGAGTTCGACGACGACAGCGACAAGTTGTTTCAAACGGAGAACCTACTTCGAATGTTTAGGAACGAAGTAATCAATGAAGGAAAGAAGTACATCACAGCCGACATAGCGCGTTTTGGAAAGGACAGGACAATTATCTGCGTGTGGGAAGGGTTAACTATAATAGACGTTATTGAAATGAATAGAGCAGCGTTGGACGAAGTCGTAAACAAAGTTCGTTTAACCTGTCAACAGCACTCAATTTTATTGCAAGACGTAGTGTGCGACGAGGACGGAGTAGGCGGTGGTGTCGTTGACTTCTTGAAATGTCGCGGGTTTGTCAACGGATCTAAACCAAAGCACCCACAATATCAAAATCTAAAAAGCGAATGTTACTATAAGTTGGCGCAATACGTTGAAGAAAATAAGGTTACTATTTTATCCAGTACGCGCAAAGAACAAATCGTGCGTGAACTCGAAATGATTAAACGACACCGCGCTGACGTGGACGGAAAACTTATGGTCACACCGAAGGACGTAATCAAGAACCGCGAAGGAATAAGTCCCGACGTTGCCGACGCGATAATGATGCGTATGTATTTCGAACTTAATCCAAGTTATGGACAATACGTTGTGGGGTAAAAACAATTTAATAATTTAGCATAATGAAACAAACACCACTTTACGAAACGCTCAAAATGACTTATGATCGAGAACGAGAAATCGTTAATTCAATAGCAACCTACTTTCAACAAGGAAAGATATTAGGAGACATTCTTCTGGAACTTTCACAACGAAAAGACTTAAACGCAAAAGAGAAAATATACTTAGCGTTAATGATTGGAACGATGATGACTAAAAACAAAGAAGATGGCGCAGAGCAAAACTAAGAAAGGAATTTGCGTGTACTTACACAAAGACCTGTGGAACGAGATAGACGAGAAACGTGGAGAGAATAGTCGCAACACTTTTTTAAGCGAAGCTATCCAGT